AAGCACGCGATGAAATGTTCGGCCTGTTTAATACAGGTTGGGCAATCGCTGATTTGGCCGATCCGAAACCGCCTATTCGTTGGCAAGGGTTCGAAAAAGGCGCCGTTCCCGAAACTGATTTTGTTCGCGTTTCTATTCAGAATGCGAAGCAAGTTCAAGGCGGCTTCCTTTCGTACGAAGACCCCGGCCCAAGCAAGATTTGCTATGACGCTTCCGGCCTTGTCTTCGTTCAAGTCTTTGCCTTGCGCAGCAAGGCGGACAGCTATCGCTTAGGCGAGCGCATGGCGATCGAAGCCCGCAACATTTTTCGGGGAATTCAAACGCCCAATGGTGTATGGTTTCGGAATTGCCGCTATGAAGAACTAGCGCCCGAAGAAAAATTTTATCGCTGGAAAGTTACCGCCGAATTCGAATATACGGAAAACGCCAGCGCGAACACGATCCAGGCGCCCGAAGCGACCAATTGGCAGGCGTAAACTAATAGGAGCCGGTTAAATGACGGTTGAAAAGCAAGACAGCAACAACGTTGGACTGTTCATCGCACGCGAAGAAAGCAATCGCGTTCTTCCCGGCTCGCCGGAATGGGCAACGCGCGAACCGAATTCGTTCAACGATATGGGCGGCGAATATACGCTTCTCGCGCGTCGACCGTTCAACCCTTCGCGGCAGCGTCTGAAAGGCGGCATTGTCGACCTTGACGCAAACGGCGGTTGGAACGAAGACGTTACGCTAGGCAACATGCTGCCCACAATCGAAGCGTTTTGCTTCGCAGCGGCCCGCAAGAATGGGCATTCGATCAACGTCGCGGCTGTTGCCGCAACCGACGACTTCACCGTTTACAGTTCGGCGGATTTCCTCGCCGGATCGTTGATCTTTGCCGAAGGCTTCGACAACACCGCGAACAACGGCCTTCACGTTTGCAACGGCATTACCGACGGTACGCACGTTTCGACTTCTTCTGCGCTTGCCGACGAAGGCGCAGCGGCTGCGCAGACTGTAACCGTTGTCGGCTATCAGTTCCCGGCGGCGGACGTTGTTGCATCGATCGTCGGCGGAACTTACGTCCTTACTTCTTCGACGATCAATCCGACGACCTTCGGCCTTATCCCCGGGGAATGGGTTTTCGTCGGCGGCGATGCTGGCGCAAACCAGTTCAACGATACGGCGGGACAGTACGGGTACGATCGCGTCAAGTCGGTTTCGTCGACTGCGATCGTTTTCGACAAGACGACTTTTGCCGCTGCCGCAGATACTGGCGTCGGTACGACGCTTCGTATCTTCTTCGGCACCGTCATTCGCAACGAAGACGATCCCGACTTGATCGTAAAATATACCCATACGATCGAACGCACGCTTGGCCGCGACGCCGACGGGCGGCAGTCCGAATATATTGACGGGTTCGTTTTTAACGAACTCACTTGGACTTCGCCGCTTACCGACAAGGTTAGCGTTGACGTGACCGGCATTGGCGCAAGCTATCATACGCGCACCGGCGCCGACGGGCCGCTTTCGGCGGCTTCTGGGACGATCCTGCCCGCCCCTGGCGAAGACCCGATTAACACGTCGAAGAATGTTTATCGCATTCGCATGGCCAAGGTTGATCCGGCAACGCTCAATCCAACTTCGCTGTTCGCCCGCATTACCGAATGGAAGGGCACGATTAAGAACAACGTTTCGGCTGCGAAGGCACAAGGCACGCTAGGCGCTTTCGATACGACCGCTGGCGTTTTCGAAGTCGACATTGAAGCGAGCGCGTATTTCGCGACTGTTTCGCCGATGACTTCGATCGAAGAAAACGACGACGTTACGTTCGACGCGATTTACGCGGCGAGGAACAAGGCTATCGTTGCAGACTTCCCGCTTATCGCCCTGGGTGGCGGTCGGCTGAAGGTCGACATGGATAAGCCGATTATGGTTCCGCTGAAGAACAGCGCAGCCGAAAGCGTCTTTGGCCATACCGTCCTTTTCAACTTCTTTCCGTATGTGCCTAGTGTGGGCAACGCCTAATCGGCATTGCTTCGCATTCGATACAGGGTTAGGGATAAGGGGCAGGCTTCGGCTTGCCCCTTTTTTCTTTGGAAGGACAAATAATGGGACTTCGTAACACTTTCAAGACGAATTCGACGAAGGAAACCGAAGGCGTCGAAATCCCCGTTGCCGTCAACGATCACAACGGCAAGCCGATTACAATTCGTGTTTCGCGTATGTCGCGTTCGAACAAGCGTTATACCAAGGCGCTTGAAGAAGCGACCCGCCCGCATAGCGCGGCAATCGCTAACGAAACACTCGATAACGAACTCGGCGCAAAGCTTCTTCAGGAAGTCTTCGTTGATACCGTTCTTCTCGGCTGGTCGAACCTTCCGAAGTCGGAATTGACCGGCAACAACGAAGACACTTCGAATCTTCCGTTCACTCGCGAAAACGCGCTGAAGCTGTTCGAAGAAATGCCGGACCTGTACGACAATTGGGAAGCCCATGCCAAGCGCGCGGCGAACTTCCGCGATAGCGAACGGGAAGACAACGCGGGAAACTCGCAAAAGCCCTAATTCACGCCGTTAAGTGGCCTGAAGATAGGGCGTTACGCGAACGGCAGGAATGCGCTAGGTTCAACGAACCGTTACCGTTGGACCTAGCAAATCCCCCAAGGCTAAGGCTAGGGCTTGCACTTTATTTTAACGCTTGGTTCGAACTTGATTTTGAAAGGGACGCGAGCGAATACGAAGCTATAAAACGTTCGTCTTGTTTCGCTTACGCCCAAGATTACGAATTCGACGAATGGCAGCGTGAAGACCTTTGGTATTACGTTTGTCGCATGGATCGCGAATATTTGAAATATCGAAGGTCAATCGCACCTAAGGCGGAAAACAATGGCAACGTTGGCTGATCTAGCGAAACGAACCCGCAAGATTGACAAGGAATTGCCGGACCGTGTTTCGGCGCTTACCGTTGCAGTTACGCTAGAACTTGTCGAAGACTTGGCCGCGATCGAAACGCCTGTTGACACGTCCCAAGCGTTGTCTAACTGGCAAGCCTCTTTCGGGTTCCGTCCTGACAGCTTCCTGCCGCCATACGTCGAAGGCGAAGGAGGTTCGTCGCGAACGCAAAGCGCCGAAGCAACGTTGAACATTGCCGAATATTCCCTTGAAGGTCGAAAACTTGGACAGGTTATTTACTTGTCGAACAATGCCCCTTATATTGTCGACTTGAACAACGGTTCTTCAAAACAAGCGCCTTCTGGTTGGGTTCAAACTTCGATAATTAATGCGAAGAAGTTCGCTCAAACGCTTAAAGGCACATTGTTAAAAGGCTTGTGATATGGCGGACGATCGAATTGATATTGAAATCAACGATAAGATCGACGCTAACATTTCGAAGAAGCTTCGGGATATTGCGACCGGCGCCGACGCTGGCGAAAGTTCCGTTAAGAAGCTGAAAGACGCTCTTGAGACGGTTACGGATACGCCGACGAAGAAGCTTAAGGACGCGACCGATAACGCGACAAGTTCGCTTAACAAAGAATTGACCGCGCAAACCAAGGTCAAAGCTGCCCACGATACAACGACGGTTTCGATCGATAAGGAAGTTGCGGCGCAACAGCGGTTGTCCAAGGTTATCGACGAAACAATTGCCCGGTACAATGCCCAGGCAGCCGCAGCGAGCCGTTCAGGGCCGATCGCAGGCCCGACGGGATCGAAGGCCCTGGCAGCCGCGCAAACCGCTGGCATGGCGTCCGGCTTGACGCCTGGGGAGCAAGCGGCGGCGCTCACGGCGAGCAATGCAGCGGCGGCGAACTTCAAGGGCTTTCTAGGTTCCGGCGGGGCCGAAAAGGTCGAACAGGAAGCGAAGTCGGTCGCAAGCCTTGGCGCGTCGGCAAAGCTGAATTCAACGGCGATCCGCGAATTGTTCGTACTCGCACGCGAAGGCGGACGCGGCGACTTTACGCGCATGGCCGGTTCCGTAACCGTCCTGGCGGGCGCCCTTGGCATTCTTGAAACCGTCATGTTGCCTGTTGCGATCACGCTTGGCGTTGTCGCTGGCGCAATGAAGCTGTTTCAATTGTCAATTGCAAGCGAAGCCAATCCGCAGCTTCAGGCGTACGCTAACACGCTTGGTTTGACGCATAAGGAAATGCGCAAGCTTGGCGATGAAACGCTAGGCGCAAACGGCAAGCTTAAGGAATTCAACACCGTTCAACTTCAGTTCGCCGACGTATGGCACGGACTTATGAAGACGGTTTCTGATTACACGGGCGTAAAGGACGCTCTTGGCAATCTGAAAAAGAATACTTTGTCAGTGCTAGACGACCTTGTTAAAGGTGCGGTAAACGCGACCGCTGGTATTTACGCGGCATTTGTGGGCACTTACGAAGTTATTCGCAAAGGCTGGTCGAACCTTCCAGGGTTATTCGAAGTCTTCTTTATCGCGTGCGCTAACGAAGCGATAAAAGACCTTGAAACGATCGCGAATATGTCAATTAGCGTGCTGAACGGCATTGCC